GATGTCATAGGAGTTCCCTCCAGTATTTTACCTGAAAATATATATACAGGAGACCCTGTATTTATTACTACAGCAGGTTTAATTAAAGTTACAGTAGCACCCTCTCTAAAAAGTGCAGGTGTTTTTCAAGGCTGTAGTTTTGTAGATTCTGATGGAGAACAACAATATAAAAGACATTGGACAGGAGCAGTAACAGCTAGTGAAGTTAAACTTCATATAACTGCTGACCCTGCACAAACTTATTATTGTCAATCAGATACTGTTGTTTCTAGTGATGTACTAGGAAATAGAGTTAGAAATGTGGGTTTTGTGGTGAGTAGCACAAAAGGTAATACCACAACTGGTTATTCAAAAATACGTTTTACTGCAGCAAGTATTACTGCAGCAATAGCAAATATGCGTATTATACGTAGAGCTGAATTTGATTTAGATACATCAGGAGCAGGTACAAGTGCTACGGATGCGTATCCTTGGTACGAAGTACGTTTGAATAATCATTTTGATAATTTTACTAACACTTCAGTAAGTGTTGCATAATCGGAAAGGAGATTAAAAAATGGCGATTAATAGAGCTAGTATAGGTAAAGAACTCCTTCCAGGATTAAATGCAGTCTTTGGTACGGAGTATGGAGAAGTTAACAATGAACATGAACCTCTATATGAAATAGAAAATTCAGATAGAGCTTTTGAGGAAGAAGTACTTTTCACAGGGTTTGGTACAGCACCAACTAAGACAGAAGGTGCTGCTGTTGGTTACGATGATGCAAGTGAAAGTTATACAGCTCGTTATACAAACGAGACTATAGCATTAGCTTTTGCTGTAACAGAAGAAGCAATGGAAGACAACCTTTATGATACTTTTGCAAAACTAAGAGCAAAAGGATTAGCAAGGGCAATGGCTAATACTAAACAAGTTAAAGCTGCGAAAGTATATAACAATGGATTTAGTACAGCAGCAGCAGATACAATAGGCGATGGAGCAGCATTTTTCTCTGCTTCACATCCAACGGTATCTGATGGAAACCAAACGAACACAGGAACTGCAGCAGCACTTTCTGAAAGTAGCTTGGAAACTGCTGTTATCCAAACTCAAAAAATAAAAGATGATAGAGGTATTTTAGTAGGTGCTACTGGAGTATCTTTACATATACCTGTTGACCTTATGTTCACAGCAGATGTTATTTTAAACACACCTGGTAAACCAGCAAGTGCTGATAATGACATTAATTCTGTAAGACACTTGGGCGTTGTTCCTAACGGATACTTCGTCAATAGACGTTTTACAGATACTAATGGATGGTATATTAAAACGGATGTGCCTAATGGTACAAAAATGTTTAATAGAACCCCATTACAGACGAAAATGGAACCAGATTTTGATACTGGCAACCTAAGATTTAAAGCACGAGAAAGATATTCTTTCGGTGTTTCAGATTGGCGTGGTTGGTATGGAAATCAAGGTGCTTAAACATCACTAATAAAATAGGAGGGTACGTGAGTGCTCTCCTATTTTAGTATAAAGGAAAAAGCATGGCAACAAATATTAAAACATACTATAAAGCAGGAGGTGGAGTTGTTGTTACAGTTCCTTCTCCAGATGTAACTCGTGTTATAGCAATTCATGCTACAACTACAGTAGCAGGTAGCTTTTTATTACATGATTCAACAACTGCAGCAGGTAAAATAAAATTTTGGGTTCCTGGTAGTGCAACAGCAGATATTTATATGGGAGAACTAGGTATACGTTTTGATGGTAATATAAGTGCATCAATGCCAGCAGATGGTGCAACTTTAACTTTAATAGTAGGATAAGTATATGCCTAATTATTCTTATTTAAAAACAGATATAATAAATACAATAGAAAATGATTCAACAGAATTTGAAACACAAATTTCTTATATTGTGGAAAAAGCTGAAGATAGATTAATAAAAGAATTAGATGACCCTGGTTTAGACTCTTTTGTTTCTGTAGCATTTACTGCGTCTAATCCAACAGTAAGCCTTCCTGATGGAACTCTTGTTGTTCGTAATGTAAATTATAAAACAAGTGCTTCTACAACAACAACTCCTGCCAATGTAAAAATAAGTTTATTACAAAGAACCTATGAGTATGCATTAGATTATTGGGGATATGTCAGTGCATCTACAGGTGTTCCACGATATTATGCACGTAAAAATAATACTTCTATTTATATTGTTCCTACTCCTGTATCAACAGTAGCAGGTGAAATACAATATACAAAAAGACCTTTAGCATTAGCAAGTGCTACAGATACAAGTGCTACTACTTCTAATTATTTTAGTGAATTTTGTTATAATGCTTTATTTGCTGCTTGTATGGTGGAAGCAACATATTTTATAAAAGATTTTCAAACCTTACCTACATGGGAAGGTAAATATAAAAATGCTATAGATGGATTACGTAATCAATCTAGAAGAATGAGACAAGATGATATGCAGGTAGCAGCAAGTCCTGCAGGTGGACCTAATCCAGTTTTACAAGGAGCTAATTAATGACAATATCATCACAATTAAAAGGAATAAAATAATGACAGGACAACTATTAAGAGTTTTAAATTCTTGGAAAACAAGTTTTGGTAAAAGTGTAGGAGAAAAAATAGGAGATAAAGTAGCATCTAAATTAAAGGTAGATGATATATTTAATACTACTCCAACTGGAAATCAAAAAATAGTAACAAATAAAAATTTAAGAGGTAGAGATAAATTTATTGAATGGGAAGATTTAGAAACTGGTAATACTGGAATGATAAAAAATCCAAGTAATAAGAAAATTTTTGACTACACATCAGAATCTTCAGTTATGACAGATGATAATATTAAGGATTTAGCTGAAGAAATGTCGAAAGCTATGGGAAAAAGAATTGGTGGAAATTTAGCAAGAACTATATTTAGAAAATTTGTAAAGACAGGAGAGGTTCCTTCTATAAATGTAAAACCTAAAGTACCTACAAGTAAAAAATATGGAGGAATAGTAAAAAGAAAATCTGGTAAAATGGTTGGAAAACCTAAAGGTTGGGGTAAAGCCAGATGGAGTTCCAAATGAAAAAAAAATCATCTAAAAAATTATCTTTAACTATAATTAAATCTTTATCCCACTTCATTTTCAATTACTTTTTGATCTATTATCTT